AGAGTATCGAAACAAGATAGCAAACAGAATAAAAAAAATAACAAAGCTAGATGTATTTGAAAACACAAGAAAGATAGAGATAGTAGAGGTACGATCTTTACTAGCTTGGGTACTATACAAGTATGAAAAGATGAAACTACAAGAAATAGCAGAGTTCTTTAAATCACAAGGCAAGACATCAAGTCATTCATCTGTACTACACGCAGTAAATACATTTGAAACGAATGTACAATACAATAGAAAAATAGGAGAGTGGCTTACACAGCTAACAAAAACAAACAAAGGTGTAAACAACAAATCAAAAAGGGAGTTTGTCAAATTAAAGGCTAATCATCTTAATAATGAAAACATAAACAAAATAGTAAACATCATAGATGAGCTAGAACAAAAAGAATTAGTAAATCATAATGAAAGGTAAAAAAACATATATATATTCAACACAAAATAGTCTTTGGGGAGAAAGTGAATGTATAGGTTTTGGAACAACAGATTTTTATGTAAAAGAGATTCCAAAAGAAATAAGTAAAAAAATAATAATTGAAAACCACTATAGTAAAAAGGTTTGTAATGATGCACACACACACATCCATTTAGGAGTTTTTTATAAAGAAAACTTAGTGGGGGCTTTACAATATGGATATGCTATGAATCCGAGAAGTCATAGTAAAATTGTTAAAGATTCTGAATTTAACGAATACAAAGAATTGAACAGAATGTGGATAAGTGATAATTGTGTAAAGTATGCAGAAAGTAGAGCAATAAGTTATTCAATAAAATACATAAAAAAAAAATATCCTACTGTCAAATGGATTCAAACATTTGCAGATGAAAGATGTGGCGGTTATGGTATTGTTTATCAAGCCTGTTCATTTAGTTATTATGGAGAACACGATAGTATATTTTATGAGTTTGAGGGTGAGATGTATCACAACAATGTCGTAAATAACAGTAAAAGAAAAAAGAAAAAAGCTTTAGAACAAAGAGGACTGCTTGATACAGGAATAAAAAAAACATTAAGACAGTTTAGATATATTAAGTTTTTAGATAAAAGAGAAAAGAAAAAATGCTTATTAAAAGAACAAGCATACCCAAAACATTATAGATGAACTGGAAAAAAACAATTAGTAGATGAATCATCTTGACTTGTTTAGTGGAATAGGTGGATTCAGCTTAGGTCTGAAAAAGGTGTTTGATATAAAACACACATACTATTCTGAAATAGATAAATATGCAATAGATGTATATAAGAATAATTTTAATAACATAACTTATGTCAAATCAGTTACAGATGTTCGAGGAGGGGAGTTACCAGGAATCGACATTATCACTTTCGGAAGTCCTTGCCAAGACTTTAGTATGGCTGGAAAAAGAAAAGGAATGGATGGTGCAAGATCATCCCTTATCTCCGAAGCAATTAGGCTTATCGAAGAATGCAGACCAAGTTTTTTTATCTGGGAAAATGTTAAAGGAACATTCTCCTCAAACAATGGCGCAGACTTTTGGGCAATTATCCAAGCCTTTACAAACATTGGGGGTTATAGACTTGAATGGCAACTGCTTAATACAAAGTGGTTTTTACCCCAAAATAGAGAGAGAATCTACCTTGTCGGATGTCTTGGAAAGGGAAGTGGAAAACAAATATTTCCTATCACAGAAAACAATAAACAGGTTGATGAGTTACAAAGACAACAAGGAAATACCTGTACACTTGCAGCAGGTAGAAGAGATGCACAAGGAAGTTACATTATTGAACGTGAATTCAATGCACAAGAAATTAAAATAAAAACAAACAATAAGAAAGGGTACGAAATAGCAAAACCTGGAGATACAATAAACT